TTGGAAATAGGCATATTGGCGACAAAGTTTCTTGGCACAGTCTCAATTATTTTAGTTTCAGGATTTGTTCTATGTGTTTTAGCTTTTGTAGGTTATAATACATATATCAAATATCAGAATAAAGATAAAAAAATTGAAGTTCGTGCAGAGAACTCCAATTTAAATAAGTTAGATAATTGACTATGGTAAGGATTTATTCCTTACCTATTTTTATTTCATTGGTTATTTTATATAATACTTCTTATGTTTTTTCAATAGTTTTTTGTCACATTTAATATAACTGTAATGTTACTGTAATATTTTTGTAATATTCATATTAACATTTTGTTATTAGTATGTCAATATTATATCATAATATTTTTCAAAAATCAACTAATCCGTTTTCCTTGCAACTGTTTACTAGTAGCAATTTTACTATTTTATTATGATATATTTTTATTATCTAAATAAATCATTTTATATTAGTCTTTAATAACATTTTTATATTAAAAGAACAAAAAATAAGCTAGGCATATAGCCTAGCTCTTATGCTTTTTTACAATATTTTAAGCAAATCCAGCCAGATGGAATCTTTCCCCACTCGCCTTTTACTTCTGATACATCACAGATACAATTTCTTACTAATCCATTTGCTTTATATCCTACTAATCCTTTTATCTGAGCTTGTGCGTTTGATGTTAGCTGATTAAATTTTTTCCAGTCATAATTTGTTCCTGGTCCAGTTCTTACTGTTAAAACATCACAATCTACTTTGTATCTGCCTTTACTATATTTTTTACTGTCATTTGAAGGTAAATTTGCATTTATATATTTTGTTGGGTTTATAAAATTGTCATTTTTGTCTCTTACTTCAAAATGCAAATGTGCTCCAAAACTATGACCAGTATTTCCCATATAGCCTATAACTTGTCCTCTTGACACTTTTTGTCCTACTTTAACTGTTACACTATTATATTTCATGTGTGCATACAACGTATAATATCCATTGTGCTTAATTTTTACATAATTCCCATAAGAGCAACCAGTTTTATCATTTGTTTTATAATTATTTCTGACAGCAACTACAGTTCCTTTTGAATGTGCTGTAATATAATCTAATGTATAACCTGTGCCAACTAAATCAATACCATTATGTACCCATTTTTTAAACGCTTGTGTGATTACATTGCCTTTATTTTTAAATACTCTACTCATCTTCTGTCACCTCGATTTCATCTTTTATTTCTTCAAAAATCTCCTCTGTAGGTTCTTCCACAGCCTTCATTACTTCTTCATCTTCCATTTTATTTTTCCTCCTTATTTATGAAATTCTTAAATAATTCATATAAACCAGTTGAAGCTAATCCACTTAACATTCCAACTAATATTACTTCTGCATTAATTTCATTTAGATTCATTAATATATTAATTGTAGTTCCTAACACCAACATTATTGCAGGTATATATTTATTAGGAATGAAATCTAAGCTATTTTTTATAACATATCCTACGCAAAGACATATTCCCATTACTACAACTGATAAATATTGAGATAATACTGATAAATCCATAACTAATCTCTCCTTTCCTTCAAAATTATCAAATCTTCGTGTATTGTCTGAAAACCTGCTATTGCTCTCTCGTCGTGTTGTTTAAATTCTGTATTAGTGTTATCCATGCTAGTTTTTAATAAGTTCAAACTTTCAGCAATATTTCTGTTACTAGCTGACAGTTCACCCAACAATTTGCTAGTAGCTTCTCGTTCTACTTTTTTTTCTTCTTGTTCTTCTTTTCGTTTTAATTCATCTTGAGCTTCCTTATCTTTTCTGTCCTTTCTATCAAGGTACAAAAAGATAATAAAAAGAACTGCCATCGTTGCAGTTCCTCCGTTTGATAGAAGAATATTTATGAGATTATTTGCTTCTTCCATGCTCTCCTCCTTTAATTTTTCGTGTAAAATAATTCTACATAAGCAGTATAACTTGACCAATTAAACTGCGTATTTATCGTTAAAGCTGTTCCTGTGCCGTTAAGATATATCATTATCGTATTTGTTGATGTGATGCTAGGAGCAGGTAATCCTCTTTGCGAATTAACATTCAACATAACTCCATCGATTGATTTAGTCAAAGTTATGTTTTGCAGTCCTGTCTGCACATATTTTACTTCTGCGTTTGGCAAATTTCCGCAATTAATTCTTTTGCCATATTCTTTCTTGCCATCTATAATTCTTCCTGTTTCGTATTCAGTTCCAGTTGTTATTGTTTGCTGTTTTGATATCCACTCTGTCCAAACTCCACTGTTGCAAGTTCTCTCAAAAACTAAGTTTGAATTAGATTGTACATAATAAATTTGTTTTTTATTTGAACGATTTGGATTATATGCCATCGTTACACAATATCCATTCACATTTACAGGTCTATTGGTAGCCGAAGCTCCTGCATAAACAACCTTAAAATCTTTTGCTTCAACAGCATTCAAATCTCCAAAATATAACTCAATTTCTGGATTTCCTATCATACTTTTCAGTTTTTGAAATGCACTAAACACTATACTCCCCCCTCACAACAAATTCAAAATATTCGCCAGTATCACAACCCCAATCACTAGTTGTTTTAATTTGGTTGCTTACCGAATTAGCTTCGCCTATCTCTCGATAATGACCGTCTGTTCCTGCATCATCACTACTTAATGTTAGTAGTTCTCCCATATAATACACATCTAAACAATGTGTTCCGACCTTGTAGTAGCAAGGTAGTGTTATAGTTCCACCTTTTGCCACATCTGCTGTTAGCTGTAAAAAATATTTATGTTCTATATGTGAGTTAATCTCTTCTTCAATGTTATTCTGCATATCGTTTAAGTTCTCTGCCGATAATGGTGTAGTTCCTTCGTAAACTGCTTCTTCTACTTCTTGCTTGACATCGCCGTTCATGAAATAGGCTTTACTTTTTAATGTTCCATTTTGAAACGTTTTTTTCTTCATCTTCTAGCCTCCAGTTTCTCAATTTTGCTTTGCAACTTATTAATTTGTTCTTGTTGCTCTTGTATTGCTTTAGATAATGTTGCTATTATAGGCAACTCATTAATATAATATCTTTCTTCTATTTTTCTTTTTGGGTCTGCTGGTCTCTTAATAACAAAATTAGGATCTATTTTCTCCATATCTTGTGCAATATAGCCTATGCTGTAATGTTTTCCATCATCTTTTTTAACAAATTCTTTATGTTTAATTTTTTTGATTATATCTAAAGCACATGCACTACTATTTTTTATATTCTTCTTTATTTTTTTATCTGATGAAATATTATCTGCATAAATATTTCCATCAACATTCAGATCGGCTCCATGAATTTGTACCATACTAGAAGGGTACATTGATATAGTTGCTTTTTTATTAGCAGTTCCTAAAAATATAGTTCCACCAGCTACATGAAAATCTCCGTTGTCGGTTTGTAGAACATAGTTTTCTCCGCCAATTTTAAGTGAATAACTTCCGACTTGAATTTTTAAAAAATTCAACAGCATTTAATATGTTGACTTTAGGCGTATTGCTATCATAGGAATTTTCAGGAATAATCTGCAATAGGATATCTTCAGTTTCCTTATCTATAAAAATTATCTCACCACTTAGGCCTCCAACAATTTTAATATTTCCTGAAATTATACCAGTGTTATTTCCAGATAATACTAAATCACATGCAGTTAATACTAATTGACCACTAAAATCTCCAGCATTTTTGCTAGCCATTTTAAAATCTTTAATAAAAAGTATTGGCCAAAACTTCCCATCACTTTGAGTCGTCATCCCCCACGCCATTCCATCTTCTATATTTTGACTATACTCCCCGTGGAACCGCAAAAGCTATAAACTTATTTCCATCAAATTTTTGAACACCCATATTTGCAAATACCGTTTCACTATCGTAAAAGTGCTGTCCTGTCTTATCTAAAGACATCAATACTTTTTTATTGTCATCTAATATTGCTAAACTTGCATTTTGATTTATAATCATCATTTGTATAAATTCAGCAATTTTGTTCCAAGCAACTTTAACAGCTTCTGAATTTATTTCCAAATATGTTGCAAATTCATTTTTATCTAATTTAGTGCTTGCCATTATTTCAATTTTCTTCGATGTTTGTTCTATTTCTGTTCTAAACTCTGATTTAGTAGTATACATGTCTGTGAAATCATTTTTTACTAGATATTCTGCATAGAATTTATTGCCTACCATATCTATTAAGTAGATATAATTGTTGCCTTCAAATAACTCAATATTTATATTGTCTAAAGGTTCTTTTATAGGTTCTTCTAATTCCTCTAAAACATAAAACTCTGTTAGTTTTAATCTACGTAGAACATAATCTTCATCTTTCGTTATAACTAAACTATCATAAATATTGCCTTTAAATCGTAGCTCTTCAATGTCTATTATGTACTCTTTTTTATCTGCAGACGGATTAGTTCTACTTTGTTTATCTACTACTATTTTATATTTCATAATACTATCCTTTCTGGTTAACTTGTAATCCTATTCTTGGATATAAATTACTACGAGGAAATAAGTTTGCTTCATAAGTCTTATTTCCTTGCACCTCTAGTCTTAATATATCAGCTTGTCCTGCATCTTTAATATGTATCTCTGTAATTCCACTTTTTTCTCTCTTATATTCCGCCGTGTTTTCTACTTTTGTTTTAATTCCATTGATATCTTGCTCTTGCTGTGTTAGTTTTGTTTCGTGTTCAGTAGTTTGCTCTGCTAGTTGAGTTATTTTTCCATCTATTTGATTTATGCTTGACTGAACCCTTCTGTTTATGATTTTCTGTGATGGTGTTCTAGTGGTTGTTTCTTCTTTTGATTTACATTGTATTTTGCTTTCAATACTTGCAATCCAACGTCCCGAAAATTGCATTGAACCTTGGTATATTACATTTTTACCATCTATAATAATGATATCTCCTGTATCTAGTGCTGGGTCTATTATGCTTTCGCCTTCAAAACTATAAAATTCTAAGTCTTTTAAGGCATTGTAAATATTATCGATTTGCTCTTGATCAACTATGTACATATTGTCTTGACTAATATAAACTGTATTGCCTGTTGTGTCTCCTTTTTCAAATAGTTGTATTCCATCATCATACCTTACACGTGTTATTTTGAATTTTTCTCCCCATTTAAAAGTCTTAAATAACTTTAATGGAAGTGTAACTGAACTTTCTCCGATTGTTTTTATATATAGTTTTCCATCTCTACCTATTACTGCTATTCCACCAGCTTGTTCTGCTATATAGCTTAAATAAGTTCTTGCTGATACTGTATTGTCGTACACTGCCATTTCCTTATTCATGTTTAAAAAAGAAGTAGAACCGAAGTTCTACTCCTGCTTTCGTACACAAGTCTTGTAGTACTTGTACTATTTTTGCTTTTCCATTGTTGTTATCTATTAGCGTTTTTCCATTATAATTAAATTCAAATTTAATCATATTATCACGTAGTTTTAATGTTACCGTATAATCATCATCTTTACTTATTTCATCTACGTTAAATATTCCAACAGGTATTATTTCGCCTGTTATTCCACTCTTGATTTCTACTTTGTTTATAGTTGCAGGTATTACTGATTTATATAATTTTAATTCTATGCTTTGTGCTTCTATACAGCCCAATGCAAACTCATCACTTGAGAAAGCTTTTTTCGAGGGTTTACAGTCTAATATATATTTAGAATCTATCTCCGTGTCATTTATGTATACTTTTAATAAATGAGTTACATTGTATACTTTAGACTTATAGTTATTACTTGTACTATACATTAACTATTTGCCCCCTCTACCGCTGTTTTTTGTGCTTCTGTTAATTCTTTTTGCATTAAATTAAAAGAGCACTTCCATTTTGTTTTGGAAGTACTCTTTTCTTTTTCTGTACTTATCATTTCGACTTTTCTTTTTGATACTCTAAACTTTGCATTTTCTAAAAAACCTCCATTTACTACTGGAACTTTAACATCCAATATAAATGGGTTTTTATATGTCTTTTGTATAAGTTGTTCTGCTTCTTCTTCTGTGTTAAAATCCCATGACATAGAAAGCTTTAACATTCCTACAGCTATGGGATTATCTATTAAAGAACCATCAACAATAGAAGAATAACTGTCTTTGTCTGTATCTTCTATGTCTGCACTATACGTTGACGGTGTTGGTAAATTTTCTGTTTTTCCATGTTCTCTCCATAACATAATTTTATCCTCCTACTAATGCTTCTATATCTTTCCCTGATTGTCTTTTCATGTCTCTTAAATTGTCCAATAATATTTGTCCTAGTTTTGCATTTCCTACATTTACTGTTAAATAAATTGGTTTATTGTTTTCATTTTCTTTATATGCTATATCACTTAAAGCATCCAACATATTATTAGCCTCAACATTTACAGGTTTTATTGTTGGATTTGTTAAAGGAATACCTGTTACCGCTTCCGTATTTATTGTATAAGACATTGTTCCTGCTAAATTCTCCATTTCATTCTTTATCTTATTAGTATTTGACTTTATTCCACTAACCATTAAATCAATCATGTCTGGCATATATGTATGGAAATTACTCAAAGGTCCTTCGTCTGGTTCTGTGAAGTGTAAGAAACTTTTTATTTTATTTGCAACTGATGTAACTGCATTTGTTACTTTATGAATATTGTTTTTTATTCCTGTTGCCATATTACTTGCCAAATCTTTTCCCCATGTAGATGCATTTCTTCCTAAGTTGGTAAATGTATTTTTTACATTACTTCCCCAATTTACTACCGTTGTTTTAGCATTATTAAGTCCTGTTGAAATATTATTTCTTAAAGTAGTTACTTTTTCTCTTACTGTATTTGAAGCATTTATCCAGCATTCACTAACTTTTGTTTTTACATTGTTTCCCCAATTTGACACACTATTTTTTATTTCCGTGAACATCTTAGTTATATTATTTTTTAAATCAATAAATGGCTGTTTTACTTTGTCCCATATTCCTAATAATCCATTTTTTAAACCTTCTATAATAAAGCGTCCTTGTTCTTCCATCACAGTTGATGGTGAATGTATTCCAAATGCATTTTTGAATCCATCTATAAATGGCTTGAATACGTTGTCATATATCCATTGTCCTATTCCAGCAATAGCATCTCCTATTCCCTTTAATATTCCTAGTATTACATTTCCACCACATTCTTCTATCTTGCCTCTAAAATATTCCACAGCCGAATTGCATATATTTGAAATAACTGTACCTACATTTATTATTGCTCCTACAACGGATACTTTTATTATTGCAGCCCCAATTAACTGAAATATTCTTTTAGCTACTCCTGACCAATCAATTCCGCCTAAACACTCAGCAATTTTGTTTGGAAATTTCTGAAAATCGTATTGTTCAATAAAAACAACTATTACATCTAACAAACCTTTTGTGAAATCTCCTATTGTTTTGCCACAGGTTTGCCAATCAAAATTATCTAAAAATCCATTTATTCCATCTACTATGCTTTGCCCGAATTGTTTCCAGTCAAATGTTGTTACAAAAGTATAGGCAAAATATATAGCTGTATTTAATCCTTGTGCAAACGTATTACCAACTTGATTCCAATTTGTTGTTCCAATAAACCCATTTAAAGTTTTGGCTATTCCAGAGGCTATATTTCTAGACGTATTTTGAATTTTATCCCAAGGAATTTTAGACATAGCATTGTTTAATTTTTCGCCTAACATCTTTCCAATTTCATTCCAATTACCATTCTTAATAGCATCTATTATTTTATTTGGTGTTTTGTCTACTTCTGATAAATCTATATTAGGTGTTCCACTAGTATTACCATTTTTGTTATCAGAAACATTGTTTATTTCACTATGTACACTACTTAGTGATTTACTTGTTTGTTTTGCACTACCTGATGCATTCTTCATTGATGATGCTGTGGCTTTTGCAAATATATTTACTCCACTAAACGCATATACTAGACTTTGTACTGCCTTCATCAAGCTATAAACCAGATTAGTTACATATTCTATTACTGGTGCAAATACACTGCCCATAGCATATTTCATATATTCTATATTTGCACTTAATTGTTTAGCCTGTGAATTTTGGCTAGACAGCCAAGAATTTGCACTACTGCTTAGTGCAGAATATATACTTCTCAAACTAAAGAGAGCTGTAGCATATTTCAAAACATTTCCTAGGCCACTCTTTAATCCTGCTCCCATTCCTTTTATGTTGTTATAAATATTTTGAGTAACCTTTGGTAAGCTTTTAAAACTATTCTTCATATTTGACATATTATTTTTTACTTGTTCCGTCTTCTGTTTAAACACACTAAAAAAACTACCCAATTTATTTTGAGTAGTTGAAGTTTTTAAAATTTGCTGTCCTAGTTCTGCTATTCTTGATTTTGCTACATTTAATAATTCATTATATCTTTCTATTTCTTTATTTAATTTATCACTTTGAGATACTAGTAAATTATAATTGTTATCATTATCCAGTCTTCTATATGTTTCTGTTTTTATTTGTTTATTTCCTGCATTTGGCATTTCTTTTATTACTGACTGATTTGTGTCATTTCTTATTTTATCTAGAGCAGTATTAGTAATATCTAATTTAAATTGTCGCCCAGTTATTTTCTTTTGTAGACTATCTATTTCTTTTTCTATTTGTGTTATTTGTTTTTTTGCATCTTGATTATTTACTTTTATTGATAGTTCATTATTTCTAGAACTCTTTTTTAAGTCTTGCGTTTTTTTCTTCATAAAGTTTACTGCTTGATGTAATTTATTCGTCATTACTTTAGTATCTACTTTAGAGAAGGCTTCTTGTGCTTGTTTAACTGATTTTTGAATTGTTGGTGCTATTTCTTTAAATTTTTGTAAGGCTTCTTCTACTTTTGCAGTTACTATAATCTCAATTTCTTCAATAGTCATTTTTTTCACCTTCTTTCTTTTTGAGTACAATAAAAAAGCACCTACTTAAATAGGAGCTTTTTGTATCTAATATTTTTTTATAATTCTATTTCATACACAGCTGTTGGATTTCCATTAAACATATTGTCGAAGAATTGTAATTTTATTTTTTTACTTGTGTTATTTACTCCAAAAGCCATTTGTGCTTTACAAGTAGTTCCTGCAGTTATGCTTTGTGGATTTTTTGTATCTATAGGATATGTATATCCAATTTCGCCCTGTTCATCTATTACCTTGAAATTCATATCACTTACATATAGTCCATCTTCTGTTTTATCGCAAACATAGGTATAATTGATTAAGAATACTTGTTTAGGTTTTTCATCAGCAAACTCATTTCTATCTTTAGTTTCTTTTATTTCTGTTATTTGTAAGGTGTATTCTTCTGTCCCGTTTTTTACTGTTATCGTATCTCCTATATTGCATTTTTTTACATCATTTCCAGATGATGTGGTTGTAGTAATATTGTTATTTCCTCCTGAAAATAAAACCACAAAGCTTATTATTGCTAAAACAATCCCTGTAATACTCATTCCCTTACTCTTTTTCTTAGCTAAAGCTATGATTCCAAGTACAATTGCTAATACTGCTAAAATTAATGATACATCTTTAAAAATGCTGAATGAAACTAAAAAAGCTATAATTCCTAGTATTAGTGAAGCTATTCCCATAATATTTCCTCCTTTTATTTAATATAAAAAGAGTATACTACAAATAATAGCATAAATCAATAGGTCAAATTATACTTTTTATTGACATTTTTCGACACGTCTTGTCGAAATTATCCTTTAAATAATCTTCTTTGTTCTTCTAAAGTTTGAACTTCATCTTTTTCTTTAAAAAGCTCTTTATAACTATCTCTAATAAGGACTATTTTTGCATTTTGGTTCATGCAATCACCTGCAATAAGTTTATTTGTAACCGCTTCTTGTAAATTGATTTCTTTTCTTAATTCATCTATTTGTTTAGTTAAGTGTGTTTGACAGTATATATTTATTTCTGAATATCTACTGTTCCAAAATTCCTGTGGTTTCATATCGAAATAATACGCTAATGGCTCTATAGAGTATATTAAGTCTATAACATTTTTTGATTCTTTTATTGTTTTTATTATTTCATCTATACCATCGAAAGAATTTGTTCTTCTGTTATTTTGTTTATAACTTTCTCTGCTGATTTCTGAACTAATTCGTTCATATCTGTCTCTGATAAAGGATTTGACATCATTTCTTTTAATTCTTTCTTTGTCATCCTTTTCTTGAAAAAACCCTCTTCATTCAATGCCTCTGCTATCTTTCCGTATAAATCGCTTACACTTATTCCTTCTATTCTACATTCATCTATAAAGTCATATACTTCATCAGATGATACAAATACATTTTTTCCCTCATCGTTTTCTGCTAGTTTAAATATTATTTTTGATAATGCTTCCATATCTAATATAGAATAGGATTTTTTAAATACTTCTTCAAAATTCTTATTTTTTAATAGATTAGCTATTTCTACTATTTTTCTTGTTTTTAGTACTAAATTAATATTTCTATTTTTTGTTTCTATAATCATTTTATTTTCTCTCCTTTGCAAAAGAGAGGAGGCTTTAAGCCTCCTCTTAATATTAATATTTTGTCAAATCTCCTTCAACAGGATATCCATCTGTTTCTACTACTTTTGACTCTTTATAAACCCTCATAGTATCTTTTATGAAGTCTCCGTCATTCATTTCTTGCCCTGCTATATCAACAGTGCATTTTACTGATTGAACTAATGGTTTGTTAGCAACTGATGCCGTTGTTTCTGGATATTCTAAAAATAGGAATATTGTTGTGTCTGCATCAGCTATAGCTTGAATAGCTTTATGTGTTTTTTGTATAAACATCATTTCTATGTCAACAGTTTCTGCCTTTCTTTTACCTTTTGCCATTCTTTCTTCTTCTAAATCTAAAGCACTATATGTTTGTCCTTCTTTTAGTGTTTTTAATTGACCTACTTTTTGAACATAACCTATATCAGTTCTATCTCCTGTTAATGTTGTTGAATAAGACACTTTCGCCTTCATCGCTACTTGTGGCGTTGTTGTTTTTTCTGTTTCTTGTCCCTCTGCCATTTAAAATTCCTCCTTATTTTAAATTAAACGAGCTCGTTATCGAATTATAACGAACTTCAAAAGTTATTGTTATACCGTATTTTTGCAGTATTTGGTCATATACTGCAGGGCTGGTATTAGTCCTTATAAAATTAAATTCTTGAAGTTTTGTGTCAACTTCATCTGTCATTTGCATAGCTTGTCTTTGTTTTTCATTCCAACAAGTTATTGATATTTGAAATGTAGAACGAATAGGAAATGCGTTTTCTGTTAGATTTACTGATTTCAAAGGTGTATGCAATTCCAAGCAAGGAAATTTGCTTGTAGTTGTTGGATTTGTTAATATTTGTTTATACTTTAATGGTTCTAGTTTTTCATATACTAAATCGCTAAAGTCCTTTATACTTAAATCTTTCATCTGCAACACTCCTCTATCATATCGTCTAACTTTTTCTTAACTATTTCTACGTTTTCATCTCTACTTTTGAAACTTGCATCTCCCATAAAGTGATTTGCTTTAGTTCCATGAGCTATGTAAAAGTCCATTCCCTTTATATTTATAACTGGATATGGTAATGCTCTATCTACTTTATTTATTGGAATGAACCACTCAGTAAATCCACTTTCAATAAAATGTTGTGACTTTCCTACGTGTTCCATTTCAGCATTAGAGCCTGTGCCAAAATATTCAAAAAACAAATATGAAACCCCATTACTCATAAATTTAGAAGGGTCAGCAAAAACCCTTCCTTTCACTTCTTTGGTTGACATATCAATCATTTCGACTAATATTCCTTCTTCGTTATGACCGTTTTTCTAATTTTATAGCGTATCCTCTAATGTTTTTTAGGATTTCTTCTACACTGTTACTTATCGTCTGTGGTAATTTTTGAATTACAGCATTTATGTTTTTGAAATTATGTTTTATTTTAATTTCGCAACTTATCATTTTTGCATTTTCTCCATTCTATATACATATGTATTTCCTATTTTATTTTTATCCAATACTCTATACTCAGGAATAAACTCCTCTAATTTTGAGACATCTTTAAATGATACTCCGTCACCTTTTTGTATTTCATAATCTCTCGTACTTCTACCTTTATAAATACTATAATCTACTTCTCCTGTGGATTTTTTATCTAGTTCATTTACATCTTGTTGCATATTTAGCCAAGCTATGCTTTTATATTTCCATTTCTTATCGGGTTCGCCGTGGTCTTCTATTTCTTCATATCCTGATATATATACTTTGGTTAAATCTCGTAATAACATTACTTAACCCTCCTTAATCCCGATTTTATAATGTTATTTCTTAACTTATCTATAATATCTTCGAATGATGTTGAAATAGAACCCTCGCTTCGACTTGTTAAGCCTTCTGCTCCTCTTGAAAGATATATTGCTTTTACTGCTTTCTTAATATATGGAAATAATTTCTTATCATTTTTTTGTCTATTAGAAATATCAGAGGCAATAGAGCTTACTTCCTCTAATATTTCACTTAGAACTTCTTCGTCGTCTTTATAATTAGCTCCTAAATCGGCTATTATTTTATTTATATTACTGGTTTCTGCCATTTCTATTGCCTCCTATTTCTAGGCCATTGAAGCAATTGTTGCTATTCCTGCTTTTTTAGCCTTATTTGCTGAATCAACTTCAACAATTACTATTTTTTGCCCTGTTGTTGCTGTGATTTCATCAGTGCCATTCCATGCTGTATATCCTGTTGTACAAACAGCATCATATTCTGGCATTGTTGGATTTGCTGCTGTTTTATATTTATAGCTATTTCCAGAAGTTAAAGCTGGTGTAACAGTTATTTTTGTTTTCCCTGTTGATGTTCCTGCTACTGACGTTACAGTTAAATTTGCAAGTTTAGCATCTGTTACATAGAAAATAGTATCTTCCATTAAAGCTTTTGTTCCTTTATATAAGAAATCTTCTAATGCTACAGCATCATCGAATGGTACTTTTTCTGCTCCATATTCTGATACATAGAATGGTTGAGCTATAGCTCCATCCATCATTACAACAGCTTTTACACCTTCTGGTAATCTTGTTGCTTCATAAACTCTAACAGAATCATACATACCAATTGCTTGTTCCTTTGGATCTGTTCCGTTTGGTAAATCGTCAAGAATTTTTTTCATTCCTTTTCTGTATTCGCTATCAACAACAATTACTAATAAATCTGATTCTATTCCATCAATAAAATCATTTCTTAATGTTCTTGCTTTTTGTAACAAAGTATCAATTGTATCTTGAATATTGTCTTTTGCTTGTACTTCTGTTCCTTCTAATACTTTTGCAAAAAATTCTCTATCTAAGTATCTTATAATAGCTGATTGATGATTTACTTTTCTTTTTTCAGCCATACCATCAATACCATAAAGTTTTACATCTTTTCCTTGTAATTCCTCTACAATTTCTTTATCCGTATCAATAACAACTTTTACTGGTTTAGCTTTTACTTTATCGCCTTTTCCAGCAGCTCTTGCAGTACCTTTATCTTTTAATTCTGCATTTACAAATCTTTTATACTCAATTACTCCACCTTCTGGATTTCCAGAACCATTTTTTGCTTTAATTTGTTCTGATACTGCTTTTGCAGATACATTCTCTAATACTCCACTTAATACTTGTTTTAAATTATCTTTTGTTTTGCCATCTTGTAGCATAATATTTAATGCTTCTTGTGTAATTTCTCCCATTTTTTATTCCTCCTATTTTTTAATAACTTGCTCTAGCTATTGATTTGTTTCTTTCATTATCAATACCTAATTTTTGAGTTGGAGTATCTTCTTTTAGTCTTTCATTTACTGCTTTTTCAACAGCCTTATTAAAAGCGTTTGAAACTTCTTCAATTTTCGAATTAATTTCTTCTGCCTTAACTGTTTCAAAATTAAAGAAAGTCAATAAAGATATATCCAATCCTTTGTCACTTGCTATTTTGGTTGCCTGTTCTTTCAATTTATAAGCATTTAATTCTGCAAGTGCTTTTTCCTTATCTGCCTTTTCCTTTTGCGCTTGATATTCAAGTTTCTGTTCTTTGTTCATCTTTGCTAACTTTTCAGCTTCACTTTTTTCACTATTCATTAGCTCTTCCCAATTTGTTTTTGCTGTATTTATAGCCTTTTGAACTCTTTTATCAAATTCTGCTTGATTTTTTCCATCTTTTAAGAAATCATCAAACGTTACAGGGGTGTTGTTTGTTCCTGTATTATTTTGGTTATTTACTCCCGCTGGTTCACTATTTGCCCCAGTATTAGCATTATTTGGATTATTATCTTGTCCTTCCATTTCCTACTCCTTTTGCCCCAGCCATTGCCTAAGCCCCAGCTATTGCGAATTTGTATTCTGTTGTTCTTTATAGCCTGCAATCAGTAAAAAGGCATAAAAAATAGACGTACGTCTACGTCTAAAAATTTATAATTATAAAATGTTAATAACTTATTTATTTTTGTTCTTTGTTTTCATGTATCCATCAGCAAAATTATATTTAAATACCCATATAATGGGTCTAAATATTGTAATTATAGTAAATATAATCCAATACCAAGTTGGCATTTGTAATTTAATGCTTAATATTAAAACTAATAACCACATATTATTTTTCCTCCTTATCTTCAAATGTTGCTATGTAATTTTTCTTTATATCAAAGTTAATTACCTCACCTGGTATTAATTTTGCATAAATTTCAATATTAGTAACTAATTTTAAATCATTTGCTATATCACTTGCTCTTTTTATTAGTTCTTGTCCTATTGCTATAATAGATTTCTTTACATTTTCTTTTCCATTTGGTGTTAATCGTTCTTGCATATTTTTACCTTCTTTCCACAATAAAAGCACCTACTTTTTAGTAAGTGCTATTTTTCTAATTCTTTTTCTAAATATTCTTTATACTCTGTAAAACTATTCCACTCATCATAATTAAACGGCAATGGTCTTTTACCTTTTTGTTCTATATATTTATGAATTAAATTCTTTACATCATCTGGTATAATCATGATATGCTTTTACCACCTTTTCTTTAATTTCTTTTAAACCTTGTATATTATCTATTACAGATAATGTATCTTTATTGTTTGTTAAACATGCTGACATTATATTTGCTGATAATTCTTTCTCCACTCTTGTATTATCTTTTAACCAATAATTATTATCATGCCCATAATTTCCAGTTATTTTACCATTTGTTACTGCTGAAAATATATCTCCAATACTCATATTATCTTCATACTTGCTACTAGATAACATATTAATGTATTTATCTTTATCTATATCTATTTGTAATCTTGCTCTTCTTAATTCATTGTCTATGTTTAATTTAGCAGATATATTATTTCTTATATCTATCATATGTATAATTTCATGGCTTAAACTTTCAGACAAATCATAATATTTAAAATCTGAGTGGTTTGGATTTATATATATCTTATCATCATCAATACTATATCTCATTGGAACATTTAAGTTATTATCTATTTTTGCATTATTGCCTGTTAGATATTTATTAAACAGTCTTTTTACACTGGAATTTAATTTTGTGTTGCTTAAAACTTGTTTAATATCTTTACTTATTTTAGGTATATCAAGATTATACTCTGTTTTTTCTTGTTTTTCAACTGGTGGTAAATACATTATAGTTGACCTGCAATAATGAAAGTGATGTTGTATTGGCGGAAGATTTAATCCTAATACTAATCCATTACATCTAATTCTTTGTATTGTTAATTCTTTCTGTGTCTCACCATAATATCTATCAAATACATTTTCTTTGTTAATGTAAAACTCTTGATTATTCAAACTGTCACACATCAATGTTGTTTTATTATCTTCTACTGCAATAAATCTAACTTTTGAATTATCTTCCGTTACTTCTTTTATTCCTTCTACCTTTGCCAGATTATTTAGTCCAATCATTTGCAAATCTGCTGCACCTGATATCTTATCATTATTTATATTGAGCTTTTGATTGTTTTGTCTTTGTATTATTGTTTGAAACTCACTGGAATCAATTTCTAGTTTTTTTTGTTGTTGCATATTTAAAATTACTTGTTTATATATTTGTTGTGCATTATATTGTATTGTTGCTTCAATATATTGTTTCCAAGTTAGTCCGACTATAATTTGGTTGGTCTAATAATGCAAGAAATAAAGCCATCGCTAATATTGATGGCTTTTTCTTTTTATTTACTTCTTGTTGACCTTGTTCATAGTAGTAGTTGGCATCTTCATACATTATTTGTTTTTCTTGCTCTTCTAATTTGTTTTGTTCTTCTATATATGCACTATAAATAAGCAATTCTAATATTTCACTATTCTTTACTCTTGTTCTTTTATAAATATTGTTTGCTAATGCAGTAAAGTAATTATTATTTTTTAGTAATCCTTGTTCTTTCCAACCGCTCTATATATGTATTTATTCTTTTTTTAGTCTTATTGTCTGCTATATTGTAAATATTCTCTGTTGTAAAATTAAATGTATCAAAGATTTCTTGAAGTCTGTTCTGTGTTTGTTTTGATGTTTTATTATATAGTTGTTTTAAATGTCTCATATAATTATCATGTACTTTCCACATATAAAACACCTCTATTCTTTATTAATTTGTTTATTACCAACTTTTATTTGCTCTTTCTTATTGTCTGCTGTTAGTTTTTGTGCTTTTTGTGTATCTGTCAAATCTGTTACTTTATCGTCCTGTTTGTCTTCTTTGTTATCTTGCTCTACTCCTGTTTGTCCCATCATTTGCATTTGTTGTAAATTCTTTTGAATATTCTCTTCATTTTGTTTATCCATTTCAGCAATTTCTGATTCTGCATCTAATCCAAATGGTAAATGACTTATAATTGATTTATCACTTATTAAGCCTCTTAATTTTAACCAAGCATTTGTTAAGCTTTCTGTATCTGTAGGCAAATTACGTATTAATATAACATCTATATCTCTAAAGTCATACTCTTTATTTTTCTTTAAATTAATTCTTGCTGTTATCATTTCCCACATTCTTAGGTATTCTTTCCTAAATAAATGATGTGCTTGTTGTAATACTTGTTCTAAAGGAAAAAACTTCTTTTCTAAAGCTGCTGCATTATCAGCATCTGTAAAGCCTTGGTCTGTTACATTTGGCACTCCTGAAATCATAAGTGCCATATCTATACATGTTTTCTTGTGATTTTCTGAAGCAGTATCATTTATATTTTTTATAATCCAATCAATATCGCCATCTTTATCAGGTGTATAAAACACTTTTGCATTTAAAATTGCTTCATCTTCTTGTACTCTTGCAGGATTTTTTGTCATTATTATATTACCATCTTTATCTTTTTGTTCTTCTCCTTTATCGTTTAGTAGTGGTATTGAAGGATCATTTGTTGGAGAAAATCCTGTTATTTTTAATTTAGCATTATCGTTATAATCAAAAATATTTGCATTGTTTTCTATTACTTTTTCATTTTTATTTATCAAAGTTACAACGTTTTCGAAAAAAGCCATTCCATAAGGGTTCTCTACCGCAAAGCATGGCAGGTCTGTCCACCTTACTGGTTTATTGCTACCATCTACTTCTTCAAAGTTATATTCAGCATTTTCTGTAATAGATTTCTTTTCAATTCCATCAACAAATTGTTTTTTATAGTCTTTTGTTATTATTTCTAAATGTGTTTCAATTCCTCCAGTTGCTGTGTTTTCATACCAACATCTTAATAATCCTATTTTTGTACTTGGTACGTCATAATTCCATATGGCTACTGTATTTAAACTTGATAAATTTGCATAGACAACTTCATTTTTTTTATTTTCATAAACTAATCCATATCCTGCCCCTGTAGTAATATAATCAAGTACACAGTCATAAAAAAAGCTACCATTGTCATTATATTTTGCAATATAATCAATAATAGCTTGATAGTCCTCTGGATCATTCTTTTCTCCAAATATTCTTTTAAATATTCTATTTAAAATCCCTTTTTGAGTTTCATTTATATTTTTTACTTTAAACTGAGGTTCTTTTCCTCCAAAATATCCACTTGCAATAATACTTATATAATATTCCAGTGCAACTACAACATCTTTTTGGTCATATTTTCTTGTAAATCTATCTTGTAAATATTTCCTGTGCATAAATATTGGCAATGCTTTTCCCCATAATATACTTATATTTTGATTTATATTTTTTTTATATAAAAATTCATCTTTATATTGTATTTTTTCTACAAAACTCATTTTGTTTCTCCTTTACATTATATTGTTATATCCAAATTGTATTGTATTTGGTCTTGGGTGTTCATAAACTCCTGTTAAACAATCCTCTGCATCATCATGTTCATTTTTTCCAGTTCTTACATAATGTTTTATATGTTTTGCAAATTCTGGCCATCTATCCTCCCAATTAATTGGAAAATAAATGTTATTCATTACTCCTGTCGAATTACTTAATATTCTTGCAATTTTATTTTCGCTTTGATGAAACCAATTTACTTTTGTGTGAGTATTTTTTAACTGTTTTAATTCTTTTTGCACATTCCTTGCAAACCCTCTACCACCATTATTACTTTCTATATTCGCATTTCCCACATTATCCTTTGTTAACATCTTTGCTACTGCTGGCTCTGTCATTTCCATTGACTCTTGTGTATAAATAACATCCAAGATATAATATTCATTGTTATACATCTGATAATCTATTGAACATAAATAATCTTCTCCTTCATCTGCTGTATCTGTATAATTCATGATATAATGTGCCGACGGTAATTTTTCATAAGTTTTAAATGTTGTATATAATCTATTTTTTACATCTATTGGTTCCTGTTGATAATTAGCATATATAATATCTTTGTTCATATTTTTAGTCTTAAATTCATAATCTTCTTTACTTAATACATCTTCACACAACATTGAACCATCTTCTTGAACTGCTTTGTAATTTATATGCCTTACATTAGGATAATTTTCTAGTATATATCCTGCTAAATCATTGCTTGACCATCTTGTCATTATTATAATTAGCTTAAACCCATTTTCAGTTCTTGATAACATTGTATTATTAAACCAATCTATATGATTTTTTAATGTGTTTTCATTATAGGCTTCTTTAGCATTTTTTATGAGGTCATCTATTATCATTATTGTACAACCGAAACCAGTTGCAGTTCCTGTTGGAGATGTTGCTAAATAGTTTGATACTTTACTTCCAGCCAATGCCCATTTTTTTTGTGTTGCTTCACCATCTTTAATCTTGGTGTTAGGAAATATGTCATTATATACAATTACTCCTTCTGTTTTTGCAGAGGCTATTGTATCTCTTACTGATTTGGCAAACGAACTTGACAAATCTTCATTATATGATCCTGTCATTATCTTTTCGTTTGGATTAGTTCCTAATATCCATTCTACAAATTTTCCTGCAGTTCTGGATTTACCGATGTCTTGGTGGCATATTTATTACACATACTTTTTCATCGCTCTTGTAAAAATCTTGTAATTGATAGCATAAATCTTTTAAAAAGTTACGTTCTTCTTTGTAAAAATCAAATGCAGTTAATTTACAATATTCAAAAAAATCACGTCTGGCTAGTTCCAAGCGTGCTTGTTTTTTTATTTCTTCTTTTAAATTATTATTCATTCAATATCTTTCTCAGTTCTTCTATTGACATTCCTGAAAATGGATTATTTGTATTAACATTGCCATCAATTGTTACTTTTTCCTTAAACATTCCTAAATGTTTTCCTAATAATTCAAGAGCCTTTGTTTTATCTAATAGTTTTACTTTTTGTGTATCTCCTATTTTTTCTCTGTCATCTCCATACCCTTCATATTCTTCTAAAGTTTCTAGTGATGATATTGCTCCTGCTGTATCGCTATCTATATCTGCAACGTTTTTTAATTGTCCATTTTCTGTATATAATTTTCTTATATCTAAAAATGCTATTTTGGCTAATTCTTTTATTACCATATCTTGTGTAACTTCTGTTCTTTTTTCTATTTCTTTTTGCTTTTCAGATATGTATTCTTGAACCTTAACATTTCTTAACATTCTGCTTGATGCTGCATTAGCTGTTTCATCTTCTTTACATTTTGGATAAGCAACCTTATATGCTCTTGTAGCATTAAGGTCTATTAAATACTCATCACAAAATCTTTTTTGTGCATCTGTCATATAAGATTACCTCTCTTTCTATTTAATCTTTATTTCCTTTAAAATACTCATCTACTATTTCGTGAATAATATCATAAGAATTTGATACTATATCAGCAACGTCTTCTTCTGAATATTCTTTTGCATCATGTGTTATATAATTATCTATATAACAATGTGTCAATTCATGTATCAAAGTAGCTCTTTTTCTATCTATTGGCAAATCCTTATCTAAATATATTTCTTGTATATCACAATATGTAACTCCATAGTATCTTGGAGTTATGCTTTTTATGTTTTCTTCTTCGTTCGCTCTTCTTTGATTTTGAATACTCTTAATTTCACTTTGTGATTTTTCTTCTATTGTCCAACTTCTGTTATTTATTTTAAACTTCATCGTTATTCCCCTCCATATCTACACAAATCTCAAAGTACACACACTTCTCACATTGCTTTTCTCCCTCAACAACACACTTTTTTCTCTTCTTGTTTGCGTATGCTTTTCTTATCTTATATTCCTCATCAATATATGACGCTATTATACTACCTTTCATCTAAATACCTCTTTTGTGTTTTTATAATTCACTATGCAATGATATGTAGGAGCTATGCTCTCCCCATGGGGTTAAGTTCTTTAACAGTTACCCATAAAACCGTAGTATTACCTGCGTTAAAACCTAAACATATTATTTTTTATCACTGCATACTAAATTATAGTGAATCGTTTTCAGCCGTCTCTCCATATAAAAAAGAAGCATATTAACAATATGCCTCTTTTTTTATGATTTCTTTTATCTTTCTTTTTTTAATAACTCTATTATCTCATCCAGTTTATTGCAAACTGTGTCTAAATCATTAGTTGTAAAAGGAACCTCGTTTCTATTTTGAATATTTTCTAAAGAATCTTGCATTTTCTTTAGCATCTCTCTTAGTTCTTCATTCATATATAATACCTCCTTTTTAGAGCTATTATATATTTTTTATTTTGCAAATACTGTCGAAACTTGTCAATAAAATTATTTTTTTGTTATTTTTTTAAGGAACTAGATTTCTCTAACTCCTTTTTGACCTACTACTATTTTAGCACATTTTTTTGTCAAATTTACGCCAATTTTACGCCAACTTTTTTAATTCTTTATGTACTGCATATATTAAGTCCCCTTTGCGTCTTACAAATGTTCTTTCTGATATTCCAGAATTTATTATTTCCCATTTAGGTTTGCTTTTAATATAAAATTCCTCGAATATGTATTTACTATCCTTGTTAACTAGTTCTACTGCTTGTACTACTGCTTTGTATTCTTTTATTGCTTTTTGCAAATGCTCGTTTTCTTGAAGTTCTATTACTGCTTTTAATGTTCTGTCTGATACGCTATATGGTGCTTTAGGCATTCCGTCTAATACTGGAGAGCCTATGCTCATTATATCTGCTCTTATGTTCATAATTTTTAGGCAATTATAGTTATACCTTTTTAAGCATAAACTTGCTTCTTTGTATTCTTCGTTACTTAGCCTCATCGTTTGTACCTCCTAACTTTAATAAAATATAATCTAAAATATCTATTTGTTCGTTTAAATTTCTTCTAAAAGTTTTGTATCTCTTATTGTTTATTGACATTGTGTCTTTTAAACCGTTTCTCATCTTAAAGTACATATCTCGTTGTTTTTTTATAAGAGTTATTGCCTTTCTCTGTTTGCTCATACAATACCTCCATTTTATCTGATTTCTTTTGCTTTATTTTCAAAATATTGTTTGATACAGTCTTTGCAATCTAATTCTCCTGAATTTGTGTCACAATTTACTTTTTTGCATATATCTTCGTCAATATCTAAATTCATAATATAATAAGTCATTTGTTCTATTATTTTATCTTTTTGCTCCAGTTCTTGCTTTTGCCATTCCATATATTCAGCTTTAGTTCTATCTAATTCATCTCTCATTTCTCTTACTTTTTGAATTGGAATATAGTTTTTATTTATGTACTGTTGTGTTTTCTTTATGTTCTCAAACGGCGTATTTCCAAATAATTCTTCAAATTCTTCCTCGTTCATTTTATTTCTCACTTTCTAATAATTCTTCATAAACTTTATTTTTTTGATATAATTCATGAATTAAGTCTCCGTCATTACTAATATCTATAATTTCTTCATTTTTTCTAATCTTGTCTTTTACTTTTTTAATATAGCTTTCTTCTCCGTCTTTAAATCCTAGTTGATATATTCCTGCATTGTCTAATATTTTTTCATTTAATTCTTCATTCTCTTTTAATACTCTTTTATAATCTGATAAAATATGTTCTATTGCTTGTTGTATATCTTTACAATAAAAATATCCCATTTTATAAGAACCTTTATAATTTTCTAGCTTATCTCTTTTTAAATTGCCTTCTGTAAAATCTTTTAATAAAATTATATCTTCTCCTATACTATTTTTCACTACTCGTCCTCCTTAATATCCTCAATATCAATATTCATTAAATATTTCCATATCTTCTTTTGTAACCAATTAAATTTTGTTGAAACCTCTATTTTTACTTCCGTTCCACCTAATCTCTCATTTCCTATTTTTATAATTGATTTGCCTCGTTTTCTCAACTTTATTGTTCCGTAATTTATATCATTTAATATTTCTGTGCTATTTTCTTTCATTTAAAATACCTCCAAACTCTTTTTCAAGTTTTCGTTTTTCCGTATAATGTACTTTAGTTCTTGTTATTTGATGAATTATGTCGCATATAGTTCCTTTACTATATGGAAAGGACCATCTATCCTGTCCAAAATATTCCATTCCTCTTGCAGACTTTTCTTCTAATTCGTCTATTTGTTCTTTATCTAGCTTACAATAAATTATATATTCTAATTCTCTATACATTTTTTCTACAACAAATTCGTATTCATCTAACCAATTCCAATTTATTTCTTTTATAAATTTTGGTTTTGCATATCTTATTACTTCTTTTCCACAAAATGGGCAATATTTTATATTTTCTTCAAAATGAAATGGTTGAAATATATCTTCTTCAAAGTATATTTCTTTTTTACAATTTGAGCATTCATGATATTTATATACTTCGCCTTCATACATCGGTGTTAATATAACTTCATCTGCTATTTTTTCTTTCATTATGTATCACTCCTCTCAAAATTTCTACAAGTATAATTAGGCTCATATTCTGGAATTAAAAATTTGTCACTTAATGTACAAATTTCTACTTCATTTACTATTTTTGCTGTTTTATAAAATTTACAACTTTTGCATAATCCTCTTGTGTTAGTAATTTGTTTTTCTATAAATTTTGTTGCACTAAATGGCATATCTTATTTACTCCTTTACTACTAAATTGGCTCTGATTAAATCTTGTATATATTTTTCTAAACATATTTCTTGTTTTTCTATGGTACAATCTAAAGGTAATTGAAAATCAATTGTCCTATCTTTAAATATTTCTACTAAAATTGGTATTTTTTTCTTAACTAAAAGCATTGGTCTATAATAACAAATTTTTGCATCTTGTTTATCATGGTGTGTAAAATGAAATCTTTCAAGTTCTTTTAAATCTACATCATTTCTTATCTTTAACATATTTCCTCCCATTTATTAGCATAGCCTTTTTCATATCTTGTAGTTTTTATTTGAAAATTATTGCTTTTAGTTTCTATGTATTGTTCCAATGCCTTCAAACAGCCTATACATACTTTTAAATTCTTATTAGGCAATTTAACTTCTTTTACTTCTTCATCTTTATCTAATTCAACTTTACATATATCACAATATCTTTTTAACATATCTATTCTCCTCCTAACCTCTATCATGTAAGCTAATATATAAATCATGATATTTAATCATAATACAAAAATACCAACTAAAATCTCCTGTTTCATTTGAACTGCTTTCATTAATTAATACTACAAATTTTGTTCCTCTAGGTAAACATTCAACTAAAGTATATCTTTCAAATTCTCCACTTTTCCCTTTTACATAAATATTATTTTCTTTAAATGCTCTTTTTCCATCTTCTGCTTTTTCAATATTTACATCACGACTATCTATACAACTTTCTATTAAACCTTTAATTGTATTGTTTCTATTCATCTTCTCCTCCTAATAACTCTGGATTATCGTATGTATTACCAATTACTTCTAAATTTTTATAATCTCCTAATGGTTCATTTTCATCTGCAATAGAATTTGTGTTAGTTAATATATACATAGCATCTTTAGTTGAATATGTAACAACTCCTGTTACGATATAGCTTAAGTAGTCTATTCCAACTATATCTCCCTCATATATTTCTTTTCCGTTTTTATCGTGTAATCCGAGTAAATTGTCCTATTGTATTTTCATCAGTTATAAAACATTTTACATATTCTCCATATTCTTTTTCATCTGTTTGAATTTTATATTTTATAGGTTCTCCATGTTCTGTATCGCCTTCATTTACTTTGCAAAGCATACCATAAACCCATTCATCTATTGATATTCCTCTAAACTTTATTTCTCTATTCATTTTTATTCACTCCCATTCTTTGAATTAAATTACATACTTTATCCTTACTGATATTACCTTTAGTATTTTTAATTGATTCTATTATTTTTTCTTTAAAGTCTATAATTGAAGAATCTATATTGTCTTTAATTACTTTATCCATATTTTTAGATTGTTTATCTACTTCTAATTGTTTAATTTTATAATTATTTACTAAATCATAGAGATTATATAATTCTTCTTGTTTTTCATTTAATTTTGTTTGTAAATTATTTATTTGTTTCTTATTTTCATCTTCTCTTTTCTTAAATTCCTCTAATGTTACTAATGCTCCATCATATAATAGTTTATATTTAGATTCTTCTTCTAACTTTAATTGCAATTGTTCATTCTCTTGTTTAACTTCTCTTATTTCCTTATATCCATTTAATAAATATTGTTTTAAATCTGGAACTTTTATTTGTTGCACATCTGGCAATGTTTCTTCTGTAATCATTTCAGTCTGTTCTTTCTCTTTAAATAATAAATTAATTAGATTCATCTTCTCCTCCTACTTCATAGCAATTAACATCAAACTGTTCTTTTGTTAGTATTGTTTTTATATCATTTTCTCCTATATATTGCGATTTATTAAATCTACCTTCTATCTCAAAATACAAGTTATTATCATCTTCTCCCCATATTTCGTTAATAATTCTACGTCCATTTACAAAATCTCCAACTTCTATTAAATCTATTAGTTGTTTGCTGTGGTTTGCTATATAATCTAAAATTGTCCATAATCCATTATCTAACATATATACATTTTGATATAATTCTGTGTCTTTATTAAGTCCTAATCTTATTTCAACTACCTTTCCTATATTTCCTTTATTAGTTCTCACATATTCTCCAACTTCTATCTCTTTCATATTTCCTCCCTTGTAATAATTTTTATACTTAGCTCTGGATACTTATACTCAAATAATTTCTGCTTAATCTTAAATGTCTCTGTTTTCATTCCTTTTGTGTCCTCTACAATTGTTTGTCCATTTTCCTCGTAAACAAAATCTGCTATGTATTTTATTGCTTGATATGTCTTGCCATTTTTTTTGAATCCTTCTTGTAATAGAAATGGTACTTGCAGTCTCAAGTTACTTATCTGTTTTGCTCTCTGCAACAGCTTTAATTCTTGGTATCTATTCGCTTCTAAAACACTATCAAACTTTATATTGTCTACTACTATTTTTTTGTTTTTATATTTGTTCATCTTTTATCTCCAATCTGTCTAATATACTTGTCCTATACTTATATGTTGGGTTTTCTTGTCGTTTTCTTAAAACACCCTGTTCTTTTAGATTTTGTATTATATCTCCTGTTATTAACTTGTTATTGTACTTGTCTGTAAACTTCTTTATTACCTCTATGGTGTCTATGTTGTTTTTAATTTGTCTGCGTTCTTCTCTTAATGTTTTCCTTAGTCTCCCTACTTTTGCTAATTGAGGAGCTTTCAAATTGCGACTTTCTATATAATGATCTAAATCTGATAATTCCATATCTTTTTGGCTCAGCTTTTCGTATTCCTCACTTAATTCTTTAGCTGTATTGTTGAATAAATTAAGCATATAGTTCATTAAATCTTCTATAGGCATTTTTTCTTTAGCTCCTCCTTAAATTATTGCATCAAATGTGATTTGTCCATCTTCCAAAATTCCATTTAATATGTCGTCACTTATCATTTTTTCTTTTGCTAGTTTATAAAAATCTTTTTTTATCTCAAATCCATATGCATTTCTTCCAAGTTCTGCACATGCCCTTAATGTACTTGCACTTCCTGCTACTGGATCTATTACTACGTCTCCCTCATCTGTAAATATTTCTATTAATCTTTTAAGTAGTCCTACTGGCTTTTGTGTTGGATGTATTTTTGCATATTCTTTTGATGTATCTCTTTTCCATTCAAACCAGTTAAATATCATTTTTCCTTTTTGTTCTTCTGTTTTACCATTATTAAATTTTGGTAGTTTATCTCTATAAAGTACTACTGCATATTCTGTTGCTCCTACAATTTTCATATTAGCTTTTAAAACTGATGCTGAATAATTTTTAATAAATATAAGTGGATAACTTTTCATTAAGCCATGTTTTTTCCCTTCGTCTATTACCATTTGCATTTGCTCAAAGGCACAGAATACTATCATTGCTGGTGCTTGTCCTTTTTCCTTTGGTTCTTTTTTTAGATACCTTACACAAAAATCAAAGAAATTATTTATTCTAAAATCTTTGTCAGTATCAAAAAATGATTTATTTGCTTTATCACTCTCTCCATTTTTATTATCTCCATCTACATACCAGCTTGGATTGCTTGCATATGCATTATTTCCTAAGTTATATGGTATATCTGCTATGATAAGTTGTGCATGTGGTATTCCATACCTTTTAGCATTCTCGAAATGGTCATTATATAATTCAACTTTTATATTTTTTTTCACTGCTTTTTAGCTCCTCTCGTAGTTTCTCTTGCCAGTTTTCAACTCCTGCTACAAAAGCTTTGCATCTCATTACTGGCTTATAGTCTGTATCTGCTTGTTTGTTACAGCCTAAACAATAGTAACATAGTGTATTCTTTTCTATTTGTTTCATAATTTATTCCTCTGGCATTCTATATACTTTAGCTTCTATTTCGTACCAATGTGCAATATCTCTTAATATTTCTTCTGCTCTTTCTTCTGTATCGTAAGTACCTAATTCTGTCGCATAACCCTCAAAATTTCCTGCAAATATTTTATATATCTTTTTACTTTTTATGTGTGTGCCATAAGGCTCAATTCTTATATTTTGTATATTATTAAAGTTTACTATTGTACATTTGTTTTGATTTACTATTATCATAATTGCCTCCTACATCTGCGTTATATGTTCCATATTCTCTGAAATCATATCTGCTAAATAATATCTCTTGTAATCTGTCTTTTCTCCAAATCTGTTTGTATTGCTTTCCCACTCTGTCTTAAACTCGTATCCTTCTTTTTTAAGTTGGTCTATTCTTGCCCCTAGCTGTGTTATTCCTAAATCTGCGTATGCTTCCCAACTAGATATCGAACCAAACTCTCGTATGTAATTTATTATTCTATCTTTTTGTGATATTTTCATTTGTTAATCACACTCCTTTGTTTGCATAAAATTGATTTAAATCTATATTTGAGTAGTCTCTCTGTTCGTAATCTGCAAATTGTTTCCTTGGCTCGTTTCTTAACTGTGCTATATTAGGCATAAAAGTACTTGTTTTAATTATGTTTTTAATATTGTTAAAATATCTACTTGCATTTAAATCTTGTAATTGTCTAAACCAAAAATCTCTTTTTTCTTCATCAAATTTTTGATTGTATGTAAGTTCTAGTATTTTTACACCTTTTGCAAATTCTTGTTTATTCATTTAACCACTCCTCTATTGCTGATTTTTTAGTACTACTTTTATTTCTTTGTTCCCACGTTCGTATTGTAGCTTGCCAATCTTTCATTGCATTTTTGCCAATTTTCCACCCATTACTTTCATAGTAATCATAAAATTGTTGTGCACTAATATTATTTTTCCTTTCGCAACAATATTTTTGTATCTCTTCAACAGTTGGTTTTTGAAATTTCTTTTTTTTATCTTTCTTTTTAATATCATTATCTTTATCATTATCTTCTTCATCTTCTTTATCTATATCGGGTTTTTTGGCATCCATTTGGTTTTTTTCAAAACCGTTCGGTTTTTTCTAAACCATTTGTTTTTTTAGGTCTTCCTCCTCTTTTTGCATTCTCTCTATTTTTCTCACATCTAGCCTCGTATTTTTCTCTATCTCTATCTAGTTGTGTTTTTATAAAAGAGAAAGCTATTTTTATCACGCCATCTAACTGTGGTATTTCTCTAGTTCTTTCATATTTAATTATTGCTCTCATAAGCTGACCTACTTGTTCGTCTGTTAGCAAATTGAATTGTTCTTCATAATCTAAATATATTAAGAAACTGCTTTTATCCATTTGCCTTCTCCTTTCGCAAAATAAAGGGCTAGTTTTTGTTGTCTAGCCCTTGTTGTTATAATCCTAATTTTTGTAATGTGTATCGTTTACCTGTTTGCATTTCTTTGTACATTGTTCCTTTTTTAAAGTATGGTAAAGTAACATTGTCATCTCTCAGTTGTATACATATAAATTCTTTATTGCTACAAATAGAAGCCATCTTATAAACAGATCTAACTTTGCTCCTAAAAGGTCTAACAACATCTGCTAAATACTTCTTCTCTACCTCGTCTAATATCTCTTCTTTTCTTTCAAACATTGTTTCATATTTTACTGGTCTTTCTACCTTGATGATACTTACATCATCGTTAAAATATTTTAATTGTTCATTAATGTTGCTAAAACCATAATCTGAAGTCTTGTCAACAAATATAACTTGTCCATTTTTTAATGTACATTTATCTCCATCTTTTAAATCAGCTTTTGTAAATCGTTCTTTTCGCACGAGTTCTAGTTCACCTTCACTAAAAACTTCAGCTACACCTTTTAACATGTACGGATAAGCCACATTCTTTTCTACTTGTGTTATTGTAGAAATTTTGTTAATATTTTTACAATGTTCTCCTGAAATATTACATTTAACTACTTTTACTCTATCTCCAACTTTAAATTTCATTTTAAATCCTCCTATAAATAATTTTTACCTATTAAACTTATAAATTCTTCTTTTGTATGCCCCAGATTTATGTATTTTTTCTCGCAAGTTTCTTTTAACTTTAAGTCTAAACTATGTCCTAACTTGCCGTGAACACCAATAGTTCCTCTATGATGCTCAGCACATAACCAAACTTTAAATCCATTTTCTTCTGATATTTTTCTATTTGAACTTCCAAAATATATATGATGTTCTTCTACTGGACTATATAGTCCACCTATATAACATCTTTTTTCTTCTTGTAATATCGATTTCATATTGCCTCCATATTTATATGGGACGCGTGGCACTAACAATAACAATTAAAAGGGGAGTTTTGTTCATCTATTAGTGCCACTCCAACTGTCTAATAAACTCTTTATTTCAGCTGGTGTTTTAGTTTCTATTCCTACTGCTTTACAATCCTGTACTAAATTATCTATTAGCCTACTCATTTGTTTTGTATTATAGGAACTCGAACCATAATATGCATTGATAATTTTAAATTCTGTGTCTCCTATATATGTTGTATCTGCTGTTTCACAAAACCAAGCTATTCCTCTGTCTGTCCATATTTTTTCAAATGTTTTTACATCTTGTGTCATTATTTTAAATTGTTTAAATATTCCTAATTCTTTCACTCTGCGTTTGTAATCTTCTATTGTATCTATGTCTTTATAATCACAAACTTCTTGAAGTAGTTTCCAAAAGTATTTATTTGCATCAATACTTCGTGATTTACGGTATTTTTTTATTTCGACAGACAACTTGCTGTCTTTTATTTCTTCTAAGCTAGAAATTGATTCTCGTCGCTCTAAGAGTATTGTTATTTTCGGTTTGTTTGTTTTATAGTCTATCGATATATCTTGTAATGTTCCTATACTATTCATCTACTACATCACTACCTATAAAAGGGTCTTGATATTCTTGTTCTTCTTTTATTTCGTTTTCTGTTTTATCTTGTTCCTTTAATTCTTCAAAAACTTCATTTGATTTCTTTTCTTTCGTTTTTTGTATTTCTGTTGCTATAATTCCTAAAGCTTTTTTAATTACTGGATCTGTTTTTTCATTTTTGCTATATAGCCAATCACAATATTGTGGATCTTGTTTTGTTAATTCTCCTAATGTTAAGCCTTTGTATTTACCAAAATTTATTTTAATAGCTGTTGCTTGTTCTAATGTCATTGTGCTATTTTCATTCTCTTGTTGTATTAAATCGCCCATATCTTCTAAATCTTGTGTAAATACTTCACTTAAACTTGCTACTTGCAATACTGCATCTATAAATGCCCTTTTCTTTGCCATTTTTAATATCGTATTTACTAAACTACAAATGTCTGGATTATTAATTTTGTATTTTGTTCTTCCATACTTGTCTACAAAACTTTCACTTGCTCCCATATAACTATCTGGAATTGTATCTACATTTATAAATCTGTATTTTTTTTCTTTACTGTTACAACTTCCTACTCCTTGAGCTACTGGTTGTCCATTTCTAAATAATGTGCATCTAATGTTGTAACTAAAAAATTCTTTGTCATAATCTTCTGTTGATTGTAAAAATTCATATTCTGGATTCAATCCAAACAACATACAAATTTTTTCTCCACCTGGTTTTAACAATGTTGGTTTGCTCGTTCCTGGTACTTCTCCAAAGTCATGACCTTGTTTTAATGTTTTTTGCACTACTGCTTGCATTTGTGCTATCTTATTCATTGTTGTTGAAATATTATCTATATCAACAGTTTCTATAATGCTTAATGCATTTACTTCATTACTCATTTATAATTCCTCCTATTTAATTCTTAAACTTGTTTTATTATCTATAATTCTTGTTCCAGCAACTATCTCTCCTGTTTCTTTAAAATGATTTTTTATTGCTGTTTTATCTATTTTAGTTGTAACTATTTCTTGTTTAAATTCACTAGGTATTTCATCTTCATTTTCTATTTCTACTGACATTGGGTTTTTATTTATCTTTAAGTTTCCTAATTCTGTTGGTATTTCTACTAATCCTAATTTTTCCATGTTTTCTTTTACATACTGATAAAATTTTTCTAATTTTGCCTCTCCTTGTTTTCTTATATCTGAAAGTCTTTTTTCTTCTGTTTTCATTGCATCTAGCAAACTTTCACTATTCTTTATGTATCCAATAATATTCGCACTTTTATTTTGTAACTCTAATGCCAGTTCATTTCCTAATTCGTTGTATTCTTCCTCTGTTAATTCCCCATCATTTGCTTTATCCATTAATTCTGCAAATCTATTTGTTATGTTGTATAAGCTTATATTACTCATCGTATTTGTCCTCCAAATCTTCATAATACTTGTCCCAATCTCTTGGTTTCTTGAAATACTCGTTATAGCACTCATCATTTATTAAATCTGTTATGTTATATTCTGTTACCATAACTCCTCCTTGACTTTTTATTTCTTATATAGTAAAATATAAAAAGTAATATATTTACTAATAAGTTTTGAGTTAGTTTTTGGATTGGTAGTCTCGAACTAGCTCTTTTATTTTGTTTAAAACTATTTTCTCGCTGTCTACTGGACAAGCAATAGTTCTATCTGCTACATCTTTTAATAAATCTTGTAGCTTCATATTTTCTTTAACTAAAATTGTGTTATTATGTACTTCTTGTTTTCTTAGATCTTTAAGCTGTTTGTTTTCAAAACTTAAATCTCTAACTTGTCTTGCTAATTCAACATTTCTTGAGTTTGACTCGTCTATTTCTATTGCTGTTGTTTCTTTATAGTACATAGAAGCTATTAAAACAATTAGTATTACTAATGCTAAAAACAATGCCATATTCTTCATCTCCTTTCTTGTAAAATTTTGTAAAATTATGTATAATTACCCCATACTAAAAATATTTTAGAAAGTGAGGTGTTATTATGTCTAGTTTTATGTGTCCATTCTGTAATTCTTCAGTTCCTATTATTTCAACAACATACCGAAACATATCTTGTTATTTTAATAAAGATATTCCACATTATTTAGGCGATGATAGTTGGGAAACTTCTGCAATTTTTCAAATAGATATGTTTAGTTGTCCTAAATGTAATAAAGTTAGTTTTGTTGCTAATGGTAAAGAACTTTTAGAAGATATTTCTATTCCCCTTTATCCTAATTCTTTAGCTAAGCAATTTCCTGATTATATTCCTCAATCTATTCGAGAAGATTATGAGGAAGCATATTCTATAATCAATTTAAGTCCTAAAGCCTCTGCTACTCTTGCTCGTCGTTGCTTACAAGGAATGATTCGAGATTTTTTTGGAATTGTGAAACCTCGTTTAGTTGATGAAATTACTGCTCTCCAAAGTTTAGTTCCTCCTACGCAATGGAAAGCTATAGATTCTCTTCGTTCTGTTGGCAACATTGGTGCGCACATGGAAAGTGATGTTAATGTAATTATTGATGTTGACCCTGACGAAGCTCAAAAATTATTAAAGTTGATAGAGCTTTTAGTTGATAAATGGTATATATCTCGTCATGATGAAGAACAACTTTTATATGATATTACCGCTATTGCCGATGATAAAAAATCTCAAAAACAAATTAAATCTAATCAGTAGTTTCGTCTAGAGTATCATGACTAGCCAACAAATTTCCTTCAAAATCCCAGTATTGATAAATATATCTTACTGGGTCTTTTTCTGTTCCTCGTCCCAATAATGATGTTGTCTTTATAACTTTCATAACTTCTGCTTTATCTGTTCCTCTCGGTCTCGCTGTTTCCATCTTTCCCTCCTAAAATCCTATTGCTATAAATGCTGCCCAAAATAATCCGAATATTGCGCAATAAATATATTCTTTAATCTTCTGTTTTGTTTTTTTATTTAGTTTCTTTTTCATTCGTTTTTCCTCCTTAATCAAATATTTCTGTTCCTGCTGTCTGTAAGATTTCTTTAAATTTTTCGATTTCTATGCAATAACCTCCAAAATTTGTTCCGTATTTCTTACAAAAGTTAGTTGCTTTATTTAAATTTACATTATAATTTTGTGCTATTTCTTTGGCGTATAATAGCTTTGGTAAATTGCAAAGATTTTGTTTTGTGTTTAGGATAGTTTCTAACAACTCGTTAGTTCTTTGTTGTTCTCGTAATATTTGTTCTTCCAACTTATCACCCTCTTTCTTGTTTATTTTTTATCTACTTTGTTTACTTTTGTCAACATTTTGAATAAAAAAAAGGTCATCAAAGTTGCATTGTAGCGCTTTGCATATATTAATCGCTAATTTTGGACTTGGGTTTCTTTCTCCTTTAGCTAATAATGATATTGATGTTGGATTTGAATCAGCTTTTCTTGCCAATTCTCTATATGTAAAGCCCGCAATTACTATCCTTTCTATAAAATCATCTAAATTTTTTATATATACTGTTCTATTTGACATTTTATTTTGCACCACCTTTCTTTGTTGACTTTTGTAAACATTATATCATTTAGTTTACTATTGTCAATAGTTTTTTAAAAAAATTTTTAAAAACATTTACAATTGTAAATTTGTATAGTATAATTACATTTGTAAGGAGGTCGTCAAGATGAAATTTTCAACACTTGAGCTTGCTAAATATTTGAAGAACATAAGAGAAACATTAGGATATAGTATATATGATGTTAATAAATTATGCGAAATATCTCCTAGCTACCTATCTTTAATGGAAAATGGTAAGCGAAGACCTAGTCCAATTATTTTAAAAAAACTATCTTCTATATATCATATAGATTACAACGATTTATTATCTAAGGCTGGCTTTATAGAATTAGTTGAAAATAAAAAAGAAGATAATTTTCGCTATGCTTCTGACAACGGTCTTGATACTACTGGATTAACGCCAGAAGAAATAGAAGAATTAAAAGAATTTATTAGATTTAAAAAAAGTTTAAAGAAAAAGAAAGATTAGATTATGGAATTATTAGATTTGTATAATTTAACAGAAAAAGAAAAAATAGATGTAATAAATTATAAATGGATTAAAGCTAAAGCTAGAATCTTTGAAGAAGATAATGAATATAGTATTGGAATTGATTATAATAAAATAGATAATTCTACAGAAGAAAAAGAAATTCTTGCGGAAGAATTGGGCCACTACTACTGTGGAGCCCTTTACTATATTGATTCAGACATTGCTTTAAAAAGAAAGTGTGAAATCAGATCAAAAAAATGGGCTTACTCTGTACTAGTTCCTTTTCAAAAATTAAAAGATAAAATTGCACAAGGTTTTGACTTATATGATTTAGCAGATTATTTTAATGTAGATATTAAATATATGATTAACTGTATTGACTTCTATGCCGAAAAATATGGTATATTAGTTTAATATATAAAAGAAGGATAGTGCTGTCGCCAAACAAGACACTATCCTAAACACAAAACAAAATCTCTTTGCAGAGCTTTTGCATATTTATGATAGCACAAGTTTACTAAATATGCAATACCTCTGTAAATGGATTTTAAAAGAAATTTATGGAGGTTTTATTTATGGAAAGAAAAAATCAAAAAACAAGACAAGTTGGCAATGGCGAAGGTTCATTATATTATAGTGACTCGTTAGGTCGTTGGATATTTCAATATTATGATACTCAAGGTAAAAGACAAACTCTGAAACAAAGAAAAAAAGAAAGTGTTAAGGAATTTAAAGCTAGAGTAACGCAAACTAAAAATGAATTAAATTTAGGGAGTTATATTTGTAAAAGTCCTGAAAGTATTATTACTTTAGCTAAACAACATATTGATAGTAAGCACATGGATGGTATTACTAGTGATAGAAGCTATAAAAGAGATTTAGAAACTTTAGAGCAAATAAGAAATACCTGCTCTACATTTTGTGATCTACCCATTCAGAAAGTAACCATGAAGCACATTGAAAATGCCAAGAAACAAATTAAACAATATTCTAACAGTACTATTGATAAAATATGGTGCTTGTTAGGAAAAGTATTTAATATGGCATGCTCTCCATCTAGAAAAATTTTAATATACAACTTAATGTTAGATGAAAGCTTACGCAAGCCAATGTCTGAAAAGAGAACAAAAAAGATATCTCCTTTGAGCGACAAATCTCTTGAAAAGCTCAATAACATATTAGATAACGAAGAAAGATATCATCCCTACAGAAATATAGTAAAAATGCAATGCATTTCCGGAATGAGAATCGGTGAAGTATTAGCTCGTTCTATAGATGATTATAATAAACAAACTAAAGAATTTAATGTACACAACACTCTAACACAAGATGATAAATATCATATTATATTAGGAGAACATACAAAGACATACAATAAGAAAACGCAAATAGATGAAGGACAGAGATACCTTCCATTAGATAATAAATTGTTTTATGAATTAGTGTATATAATTGAAGAACAAAGTAAGCAAAAAGTAAAAAATATTTACAACTTATTATTTTGGGATTATAAAAAAAATACTTTTGTGACTCCTGGTGAAATCAATTCTTGGCTAAAACGATTAAACGCAAAATATCATATTTGTATATCAGAAGAACTAACTACACACAAATTAAGACATACTACTTTAACACGTTGGAAAGAACTTGAAATAGATCTCTCTGTTATTCAATACCTAGCAGGACACGTTGAAGGAAGCGACATTACAGAGAACGTTTATATTGAAACTAAACTAGAATTTGTAAAAAATCATATATCTAAAATATCTTAAAAAGGTCTATTGCATACTTACTGCATACTTTTATAATATAAAAAACCTAGAAATGTCTATTTATCTAACATTCTAGGTTTTTTATATGTTGGTGACCCCTACGGGAATCGAACCCATGATTCAGCCTTGAGAGGGCTGCGTCTTAACCGCTTGACCAAGGGGCCTTTTAACTTGCTTTATTAATATACCACATTTGTATATTTTAGTCAATACAAGCACATATAAATTTTATATGTTTAATATCTCTTTTAACCTCTCGTCTTGTTTAGTTAAGTACAAATATCCTATTAGAGCTTCAAATGCTGTTGCATACATATAGTCCTGCATACTTGCATTTTTAGCAATATGATGAGTTTGTGTATTTCTTCCTCTTCTAGCAATCTCTTTTTCCTCTTCTGTAAGACTATTTTCAATATCTTTTAATGTTTCTGCCTGTGCTTTAGCCTTTACATATTTTATTGATTTTATATGTAATTCGTGTGGCTTTAATCTTGTAGTATCTACTAATTTTGTACGGATGTATAACTCATATACGCAATCTCCAACATAAGCCCATGTTAATGGTGACATTTGGTTTATTTCTTCTATTTTTTTATTTCTATTAAATATTTCCAATTTCTTCTCCTTCTAGTTTTTCAAGAGTAATTCTGCCTAACCTTCCGCTTCTAAAATCATCTATCAAAATATTAGCAACTTTTTCTATGTTTATTTCTTCACCAGAAATAACAGCTCCTCTTTTTTTGCCAATCATATTCATAATTTCTAATACTTTTTCATTTTCTCCTAATTCTTGGTTTTGTATTATATTTTTTATTTGCTCCTCACTTAGTTTATACCTTTCTATTAAGTTTTGCATATAATTTTTAATCATAGTTTTTAATAGTTCAAAACCAATTTCCTCTGTCTGTAAAACATCATCTTTAATAGTTCCTGTAAAAGCTAAATACATTCCTATTTTCTCATTATTTATTTTAGGCCATAAAACGCCAGGAGTATCTAATAATTCTATTCTAGCTGATACTCTTATCCATTGTTTTTTTCTTGTAACACCCGGTTTATTTCCTGTTTGAGCTGCTGTTTTTTTAGCAATTCTATTTATAAATGATGATTTTCCTACGTTTGGTATTCCTAAAATCATTATTCTTATTGATTTTCCAACTCTTCCCTTGCTTTCATACTTGTCGTTATCATAAATTTGCTCTATTTTTTTTGTTACTTCTTGTATTCCTTTTCCTGATACTGAATCAACTAAAACCGCAGGAATATTATTTTTTTCAAAATATTCTATCCACTTCTTATTTTCTTTTTCGCCAGACAAGTCACATTTATTTAAAATAACTAGCCTTTTTTTATTTTTTATAATTTCTTTTATATCAGGATTTTGACTAGCAAGTGGTATACGTGCATCTAATATTTCTGCAACTATATCAATTAGTTTTAAATCTTCTATTATTTGCTTTTTTGTTTTAGCCATGTGTCCGTGGATACCAGTTGATACTTGTACTTGCACAACTTTTTTCATTACTCATTTTACTCACCTACTTTATAATTTAATTGTTTTCTCAATTCTAATAATTTTTCTTTATCTTCTTTATATTTAAATCTTGGTTTTACAAAATTTTTTGAACCTCTTTTTTCAAATGAATATCGTGGAATTAATTGAATATGAAAATGATTCATTGGTCCATCACACATTGTACAAAGATATACACTTTCAGCATTATAAACATCTTTTAAAATATTCATTATTTTTTTAGCTAATACAAATATTTCATTACATGTTTCATCATCTATTTCCATCATATCTTTATAATGTGTTTTAGTGCTTATTGCAGTATGTCCATCTGCTCTTGGATTTCCTACTAAAAAGCATTCGAATTTGTCATTTTCAAATATCATTTTATCAGTATTGTCTCCATATAAAATATGATTGTTCTTTTTATCAAAGCAAGTAGGACAAATTCCTGAATCAACAATATCAGCCACTTCTACTTTTCCACTTTTTATTAAATCAACTATTTCTTCATTTTTTAATTGCTTTAAATTATCCATTTTTTTCTCCTATTTATTAATTATTTTCTTTTAAACTCTATTTTTATTGAGCCATCTTGATTTAAATATATCATATTTATTAAATCAAAAATATACTTTCTATTCAACTTATCTATTTTAGTATCTTGTCTATTATTTATTTCTGTAATAACTTTTTCTTCTAAAATATCTTTTCTTATAGTATGTTTGTTATTGCATCCTCTTTTCCTTACATGTGATGAGCATGCATAATATGTATATTCTTTGCTCTTTCTAATAGTCAAATTACTATCACATTCTGCACATTTCAAATATCCTGAAAAAATATCATATTCATTATTTGAATTTACTTTTACTGAATGTTTAATTATATCTTGCACTCTTGCAAATTGCTCTTTGCTTATTATGTCCATATGATTATTCTTTGTAATTATTAACTCGTCTTCTTTTGTCTTTATTAATTTATGATTTTTAAAACTAATTCGTTTTCGCTTTTGTTGAATTAAGTCTCCAGTATATACTTTATTTTTTATAATTCCAGTAATCATACTGACATTCCACTCCCTGTTTTGACTTTCAATTTCTTTTAACCTTTCAAATTCTTTTATTAAATACAGTTTAAATACCGGACTAATTGCTGATGCAAATTCAAATGCAATATCTTTATGTGCATATGTTCCACCATATTTTCCTCGTTTTGAATTTTTCTAAACCCGTCGAATTCGACGGAATTAAAATATGGATTATAAATAGACTCCCATGTTCCTAAAAATTCCAAAGTAATTCTATTTCTTAACCAGTTTCTTATAATGTCATCAGCTTTCGATTTTCCCTCTTTGTATTTACCAAAATCAGAAATACAAATATAATCATTATCATCTATGTTTGTAATATTTACTTTAATATTTTGATTAAGTAATACTCCATCTACATCAATTCCAATTTGCATTATTATCGCACCCCATTTCGTTAAATAAAAGTTATCTTTACAATCCCATGAAATCTCCCAATGTCAATTGTTGAGGTTCGCTATATTTTGTTTTTATTTTCGCAATATTTAATAACTCATCCAAATATATTATCTCATGCTTTCCTTTTTGTAGTTCAAGTAATTTTAAAAAGACTTCTGCTGTTAAAAAGCAATCAGAAAGAGCTCTATGCCTATTTTCTGGGATTCGTAATCCCAATGTGCTTGCCAAGGTATCTAATTTGTAATTTGACAATTTTGGTAAAACATGTTTGGCTAATAAAATAGTATCTATTATTGGTGTTTTAGCTATTCCTTTACATTCATCTGTATAATGAGATAAAATATTAGCTTCATATTTAGCATTTTGTGCAATAAATACATAGTCTTTTTTTGAACAAGATTTATCAATTATTCTCATTGCTCTTTTAGCATCTATACCATGCATTAAATCTTGTTCTGTTATACCTGTTTGTGAAGTATCAAAACGCGTTAAGTGTAAACCTTCTGGTGGCTTAATCAGCCAATCAATTGATGCATTATTATCTATTTTTTTTGTTTTATTCTTAATATTCCTACTTCTATTGGCTCTGGTGGTCTTCCTTTTGGAGTAATCGTTTCAAAATCTATTACTAAAAATTCTGTATCATCTATTAATTTCATTATAAAATCTAATCCTCCTCAACATCTTTTAAAAAGATTTTGTTTTTGAAAGCTCCCTTTCTTCTTGAAAGTTTATAATCTTGTATATTAGCAATAGCATTATTGTTTCTTTTTGACAACCTGTTGACCTCAACAAGTTGTTCATCTATATTAAACCCAGAATTTTTACAAGCATCTTTTGCTTTATTTAAAACCTTTAAAAAATTTCTTCAATCTCTATATTCTAAAACTTTTGAAAGTTCCCTAGCATATCAATATTCATTTCCATATTCATCCATATGTTTAATATTTTCAAAAATATTATTAGTATATCTATCTACAATTTTCTTCATTATTACCTCCTTCTTCATTTTTTATATAAAAGTTTTCCTTAAGTCGTTATTACCTCTATTTTATTTAAAATAACTATCATTTTCCAGTTATAAAATGTAAAAAGGAATAAGACTAAAAGACTTTATTTATAAGACTTCATAGGAAGTTTTCCATAAGTCGGTTTATACCATGATATCGAGATTTTTGGAAACCTTTTTTCATCTTCAGATTTCATTTTTTTCTGCTCTCATTTTTCTTTTTTTGATACATGTCCCTATATATTATTCACTTCCATTCTATCTTTCATTTTTACAACTTCCCATATTATAGCACAATTATTTATTTTTATAAAGTCAATCGCTTGAATAAATTCATCTTGATATCTAAATTTTATATTAATCCCTCCATTTTCTTCTATATAAATATTGTCTATTAGTTCATATATAGTTTTAGAATTAATTTTTTCTATTTGTTCAAACTCTGTAAATGTACTCATCCACTTTTTATTTGCTATACTATAGACTTATTATTTTTTAATTTATTATTCAATTCTTTTTTTATTTTGTTTAATTCTTTTATATGTTCGCAATAATCTTTGCGATATTCTTCATATTCAGTTTGATTTATAATTTCATCTGTTAGATCACTTAACAACTCTCTATCTAATTTTAAATATTTTTCCTTTTCTTTTTCTATAATATCAATTCTATTCATTAGAATTTCATAATCATAATCAATTGATTTATTTTTTGAAATCTTATCTATCATTTTCGCTGTATTGTGAACAAGTTCAATTTGTTTATTTATCAGTTGTAAAACTATCGCCTCAATTTGTTCTTCTTTTATTCCATGACTTGTACATGTATTATTTCTTACATAAGAAGAACAATAATAATAAATTTTACTACGACCTTTCTTTCTTGTTAATGTGTTCCCACAATCAGCACATTTTATTTTGCCATAATAAATTGTAAGTTCTGTTGGCTGTTTTCTTTCAAAATTTCTAGCTTTCAATATATCTTGTACTTTTTGATAATCTTCTTTACTTATAATCCCCTCATGTGTATTTTCTACAACTGCCCATTCTTCCTCTTGGTTTGTATATTATTTTATGATTTTTATAACTAACAGTTGTTGTTCTGTTTTGTACTACATTTCCTATATATGTTTCATTAGTTAGTATTTTACCTATTGTAGATTTACTCCAATTATAAAAAATTTCATCTGCATCAGGTTCTAGGCTTATACCTCTTTTCTTTCTTCTTTGAACTTCTTTTCTGCAAAGTATTTTATTATCATTAAGATGTTTACAAATCTTTATTTGCCCTTCTCCTGCTAAATACTTTTCATATATTAGTCTTATATTTACAGCCTCATCTTCATCTATAATAAGTTGATATTTATTGTCTGGATTTTTTTTATATCCATAAGGTGTTGTACCTCCTACAAATTCTCCCTTAAGAGCTTTGGTTTTGTAAACACTTTTTACTTTATTTGAAATATCTCTAGCATATTCATCGTTCATTAGATCTTTAAATGGAACAATTACATTATTTATTGATTTTGGGTCTTTATAGCTATCAACATTATCGTTAATCGCTATAAATCTAATATTATATAAAAGGAAATGTTTGCTCTAAATACATTCCTGCCTCTATATAATCTCTCCCAAATCTTGATAAATCTCTTGTTATAATAGCATTTATTAAACCTTTTTCACAGTCTGCTAACATTTTTTGAAATGACGGTCTATCAGTGTTTAATCCTGTGTATCCATCATCTATGTAAAAATCAATTAGTTCAAATTCTTCCCCTAATTCTTCTACTTTTCGTGCAATTATACTTCTTTGACTACTTATACTATCACTTTCTTCTTTATCTCCATCCTCTCTCAATAATCTTAAATATCCTGCTACTTTATATATTGAATTTTGCATATTAGTTGTCCTCCTTTCCGAATAACAACTAATCTTAACAGCTATGATTTATTATACAAAAAAGTTTTATAAAAGGCGAACCCAAAGAATAGTTATTATTTTAAATACTCATCAATTTTCTCGATATCATATCTAACTAAAATATTATATATTTCATCACTATTAGCATTTTCTTTTGTTTTAGTTATTACAGTGTAATTTTTACCATCCACAATATAAATTTCTTTTTCTGCAACCATTTAATTCACTCCCACTTAAAAATATTAGTGTGTTTTAAAAATTATTACTAATTACAAGTGAAATTATATAAAGTCTTGTAATCATTACTATTCAATTATAATTTTTTAGAGATTTCTTTGTCTCTATATAAATAGGCGAAATGAATTATGCTATTTTCTCAAATATATTTAATTTTTTTTACCAACAAAAAAGAAAGCAGATTTTTCTACTTTCTTGATAGTGAAATTCATTCTCACTCAAAAAAAATGGGGTGAAAAAAAATTTAATGGTATAGAAATGTTTTTATATCTTTAAAAGTATATATTGGTGGAGTCGGTTGGATTTACACCAACTTTTGCTAATATTACAAATATTAACCGTTTTATTTTATATAACTACGACCCCATATCATCTCTTTCGGGAATAATAATTGCTAATGGATCATTTTGATGTTTTCCAGAATATACTTGAGCTCTTTCAAGCATAGTAGGAGTATATATCATAATAGCATCAGGCATTTTTGTTCTTAGAAACGTTCCTACAATAGCTTCACTTGAAGCAATAATTTTTGAACGTTCTTCAATTTTTTCTAAGCTCCATCCAAATAGTTCATAAAATTTTTTACCTCTTTCAATAATTCGTTTTAGAATAATTTCATCAACAGGCAATGGCTCTATTACTATTCCGTGATATCCTATAATATCCATTAATTCTGGAAATTCCTCACTTAATAAAGAAAATTCCATATTTTCTGGGACATACTTCTTAAAATTTTCTATATTTTTTTCTAAATCATCTAGCATATTAATAGTTTGCTCTGGTTGTTCAAGAGCTACATCAAAAAAAATTGATTTTGGATTATTACATTTATATCCTAATTTTCTAGTTTCTTCTGTTATTTTCATAAGATTTTTTATTCCTATTTTAGTTGTATTACCAACATCATCAGTTCTAAATCCTGCCTTTCCATTTCCTTTTATATATGATGGACAAAATAGAGAATAAAATTGTATTTGTTTATTATCTGAAAAAATCTTACATAGTTTTTTGGTTACTAATTTATTTCTCCAACCTATAGTTTCAAAAGATTGTAGATATCTAAACTACTTCATAATGTTTTCATTAAATTCTGTATAAATTGCAACATTTTTCAAATCATCAAAATTCCATTTTGATATTTTTTCATTATTTAAGAATTCATTTATTTTACTATTTAAATTGCTAATCATAAACATTTCCTTTTTTAATACATTATTCTATAACTTTGGGCATTGGTAAATCAAACTTTACGTGTTTAAATATTTCTATATTTTGTTGTTTGCATAATTCTGTATATTTATCATCCCAAGATAATCTAAATGCATCTTCTTGTTTTAATCCTAATCTTTTTACCCAAAATAATACCGTTTCTTCTGCAGTCTTTAATTTACTTTTGTTTTCTATTTCTAGTGCTATTCCGAAGGGGTATTTATCAACAACAATTTCTATATCTTCATTATAAAAAATGTTTCTATATCTTTCATATGATTCAATATTTTTCATCTTTATAACATTTTCTAATAAAAACACTAAATTGTCAAGTTCTTCAAATTGAAAATTTAATTCTACTTCTTCTTCTTTGTTAACTAAGCCATTTGAAGTATTATTTGTTCTTTTCTTCCAACTAATTTTTGACTTAGATTGTTTTGTTTTAATGTTCTTAGAACATCTTACTCTAAATCTTCCATCAATTTTTTTATTATAAAACGAATCTTCTATGCAAGGATGGTCATATTGAGTAGTTAATTCATAAAAACATCCATCATACTTTAATTCATTATATTTTTTCAATTTTTCAATTAATGTTTCGTACTTATCAAAGCCATAATAATATCTTAATTCCTCTTCCATTATTTATCCTCCTCATTTAACAAATTAAATATAGCTATTTCTTCATCAATTGCAGCTTTTTCATCTGCAAAGCTTAGATTATAGTCATAGTCATCCTCCTCTAGCTGAATATTAGAAATCATACTTAACATAGTTTTATCAGACACATTCGTTATCTTCTTTATAAATTTCAATATAGATTCTTTTTTTCCATAAACATCCATAATATGATTTTCAATATTGGGCATTCTTTTTATATAAACATTCACACCATCTAATTCATTCTCTGAAATAAATGTTATCATATCTATTTTTTTAATATATATAAATTCTTTGTTTTCAAAATATACCCTTAAATTTGATTTAGTAATTTCATTTTCAATTAATTTTGTTTTACCATTTAAAAATGTGGTTTGCTGTAAATATTCTTGACCATTTAAAAATAATGAGCTTTCTTTTTTTATTCCATTTTCAATATATTCTACCAATCTGTAATTTGCATCTAGTTTTATGTTTGGTCCTTTGGCTGTCATATTATATCTATATTTTTGCTCTGAGACAGTTGCACTATATACATATTTTATTTCTAAAAGGGTAGTTAAATTTTCTGTTAACCCTCTTTTTATTTCTCTTTGTATTGTTCTTACACTTTTATTTAATAATTTTGCTATCTCTGAACATGGCCTCTTTTCAATATTATACCATCTTTCTATTTGTGTTTTTTCAACATAATTTAAATGTTGGTATTTCTTTTCTTCTTTTTTTCTGTTATAATTGTTTTGACACATAAATTACAAATCCTTTCAATGTTCTCTTGGCAATTACATTGTATCATTTGTAATCTTATGTGTCTATTTTTATTTCACGGTGTGTCACTTAATTTTCCCATTTATACTTCATAAAATTTATATTGAGTTTTACATACTTTCCTTGTCAAATATTTTATGCTTATTAATATAAACTAAATATATTCACTGTTTATATAATTTAATAGCTCATTTTTTATTTCTTCATTTGATACTTCACTTATACTATTAGCATATTCAAGTACATCCTCTTCCATTGGTAAATTTGATTTGTTAATTTCAAATTCTTCTAATATTGGTATTATTTTTTCTTCCATTGTAGGATAATATTTGTATAATGTATCATAAGCATTTAATGGTTTATCTGGTTTTGTATATCTGGCACTTTCCCAATCTAATACCATTTCAACATAATCTATATAGTCTTTTTCTAGTTCATTTTTATGATGTGACGATAATCTTCTATGTATTTGAGACACATCCTTTTTATCATAAAACAAATACATAAACATTTTATCTAAATCATGATTTTTCATCCTACATAAAATTGCATCTTTATTTTCTTTTATGTACTTATTTGCTAAGTACATAACTACTTTTCTATGTTTATATGTATATTTTAAATTTGATTCATTTTTCATAATATTTTCCATCCTTTTTCCAAACAGGCCTCTTGTATATCATAACTTATATTTCTAGAAAATCATTCCCTTTTTACGTATTTCTTTTAATGTTTTTTCATATTCTTCATCATGGTGTTTTATTAATTTTTCTACACAATCTTTATCTAAAATATATCTTAAATTGTTTATAAGTTCACTATCTCTCAT